GCCCAGGCATTCATCACAAACCCATCATTAACAGAGATGCAGTAAATATCGTCGATGCCGAGACCCAGAAAGTCGTCATATTTCTCTTCGAATCCAGGTAACTGATAGGCACTGCAAGTAGGAGTGAAAGCACCAGGCAAGCTAAAAATAACCACACGTTTTCCATCGAAAAGATCTGCAGATGTTTTATTTACAAACTCACCAGACTCACGAAATACGAATTCTACTTGAGGAACTTGATATTGTTCTTTACGCATAGTAACCTCCATCAAAATACACCTGGAATTACTTGCCCAGTAACAAGATAAGAACCGACAGCAGCAACGAATCCAATCATTGCAAACCAACCATTAATACGTTCCGCCTTTTCAGTAAAAAGATTTTTCATTTTGTTTCTCCTCTTTTAGTTGTGTTTTGAATAACAATAAATTTGTCTTTCTTTAGGGTGCCTGCGATACAAACTTTAAGTTCATCATCATCAGACCAGGCACCTTCTTCTACAAGTTGTTGAAGGGCAAGACTAAGTTGCCCAAGCATTCCAGCACTCATCAGTAAGTTTCTGCGACTTTCTCTACAGCATAACCCAAAAGTACGAAAAAGGCAACTGCAGTGAGTGTGAAGATTACTTCAGTCATCAGAAGACTCCGAAGAAGAAGTTGCCAGTGCTAGCATAAGAAATGATACCAGCAACAAAACCGACCATTGCCCAGCGTCCATTGGCAAGTTCTGCACGTTCAGCATAAGTCTTCATTCCATATTTGATAGCATCTTCGTCAGAAATATAAACAGGGGGTTCAATTGCCCACATATTTTGCTGACCACGTTCATTGGTTGTTACAGTCATATAAGTTTTGTTAAGAAACATTACAAAAGTATATAGCAAAAATAAAGAGGGGTCAAGCCCCTCTAGTAGTAATTTATACCTAATTGTATTATGATTTTCTAAATTATATTCACCAATCAATATTTTTTCTAATCTTAATGTTATAATTCCAAATCTCAGAAAATATAGAACTATTCAAATCGTTATCATTAAAAGTTTCATTAAGAGCATTTAAATCTTTCGGAAAACAAGTTCCACCAAATCCCCTGTCTCCATCAATACCCGGAACCAAACTATGAGATTCACCAATCCTTTTATCCAAACAAACACCACTTCTAACTTTTTCAAAATCAATTCCAAGTTTGTCACATAAATCAAACATTAAATTAAAATAAGTAACTTTCATTGAAAGATATGTGTTAGAAAAGTATTTTATTGATTCAGATTCTTCAGAAGAAACTAAAATAGTTTTGATATGAGGAAAATAGTTTAAATAAAAATTTTCTAGTTTTTGAGATGATTCTTTTTCTCCACCAATAATATTTCTATCAGCATTATTAAAATCTTCTACAGAATTTCTGGCAGTTAAGAATTCTGGATTATGAATTATTTTTAGATCTAATCTTTTTTCACTCAATTCCTCGGTAGTTCCAATAGGAACAGTAGATTTTATAACAAAAATTCCAGATAGATTTTTAGGAAGAGTATCAAAAAATGATTCAATATAAGATAAATTACACCCTCCACCCATTTTATTTTTCATTGGTGTTGGAAGACAAACAAAAACAATATCTGAATTTATAGTTTCATCATAAGAATTTAAAGATTTGTTTTCATCAACATCAAAAACAAATAAATTTTGAATCTTATTTTTTAGATTTTGGTATATGGCATTACCAACAAATCCATTTCCGATTATTCCAACTTTCATTATGATCTTTCCTTCTGTATAATGTATGCTCGTCCTTGTTCATCAAAACCATCAATTTCAATAAGTTGTGTTTCTGTATTAATATCATTATTTGGCACTAAGCAAGTATATGGACCAGGAATTCTATCACCATTATTATAATTTCTATGTCCAGAAATATGATAATGAGCACATACTATTTGTTTTCCTGGATTTTTTAAAATGTATCCCTGTTCTGCCATCAATTTAGCAATTTTATTATCACATCCAGGTTTACCTAAAGTAAATTCCATCTCATCAGTTGTTTTAATTGGTGAAGTAAATATCCAAACATCTTGGGAAGAAGAATTATCAAATGGAGCAATACACCACTCACCATTTTGGCAAAATACTTCCCATCGTGTTAAAGCAACAAAAATATTATCTAAATTAGTTTCTTTAACTGCAGATAAAGTTTCATCAAGAATAATATCAGCATTTGCAATAATACAAATTTGATCTTTTAGATTTTCATTACAAAATTCAAAAAGATCTTTATATGTTGGTCGTTCTTCCCTTTGAATGATTTCTATTTTATCAGATTGAAAATTTAACTTTGCATCATCTGATATAAAAATATAAACTTTATCAATGTACTCATTTTCCAAATTCTCGTGAATACAAGTAAGATATTCACTATGCCTCTGATAATCAGGGGATCTAAAATATTCTATCAATAAATTCATTGAGTTTTAATCCAATCCATTAAATTTACTTGAGGTCTCCATCCAAAAATGGTTCTCAATTTTCCATTATTTGCAAGAGTAATTCGTGATTCTCCAATTCTTGCTGGAATATTTATTTGTTTATCAGATATAACATTTGCAATTTCATTAATTGAGTAATTCACACCATTACCCACATTATAAAGTTCACCATAATATTCATCATCAATATCTTTTGTTGCTGCAAGAATATTTGCTTGAACTACATCAGATACGTGTGTAAAGTCTCTACGTTGTTCCCCATCCCCAACAATAGTAAGAGGTTCACCATCCTTTCGTTGACGTAAGAAAATACCAATAACTGGAGCATATTGTCCTTTTAAAGGTTGCCTTTCACCATAAACATTAAAATACCTAAAGGAAATTGTTTTAAGACCAAATAAGTCATTATACATTTTGCAGAGTTTTTCTCCAGCAACTTTAGATACCGAATATGGATTTAAACAATCATCTCGTTGATTTTCGTGATTTGGTTTTTCATTAAATCCATAACCAGAAGATGTAGAAGAATAAATCACTTTCTTTACTCCTGCTTCTCTAGCACACTGAAGGACTGTAACAGTACCTACACAATTAATACTAACTGCTTCAATAGGACTTAAAATTGCTGGTTGAATCCTTGCCTCAGCAGCAAGATGAAATACATAATCTACACCTTCATACAAAGGTCGCGTATTTTCATAATCCCGAATATCATACTTATAATTTTTTGCTTTTGTATTCCAATAAAATTGATCATGAACATCGGAAAATTCATTATCAATTACAATAACTTCATGTCCAAGTTCAATCAATTCATCAACAAGATTTGATCCAATAAATCCTGCTCCACCTGTTACTAATGATTTCATTTCAAATAAACCTCTTTAAATTTTTGAACTACTTTTTCTGGAGAATACTCCCGATAACAATTCCATTCTAATACATTTATTTCATTTTTATCTAAATTTCTAAGAATATGAAGAATATCTGATTTATTTTCGTAATAAATTCCCTTTTCTCCTAAAGTATCTATGTGATTTTTTTCTGGTGAATTGTAATAAGTAATAACAGGTTTATTTCTGATTGAAAATTCCGCACAAGATAATCCAAAAGATTCACCAACTTGTCTTGCATGAAGCATAACATCACATGTATTAATGAATTTAACTTTTGTTTCCAAATTAGCAGTTCCAGGAAGATATATCACTCTTTCGTGATTGACAAAGGGTTCGGTAAATTGAAAAACAAACCAAATGTCAGTTCTTTCTTCCAAAACTTCAACAATTGCTTGCTTCACAAAATCCAAATCAAAAGTTTCCCATCCACCATTTCTACCAAAAACTAAATCATTTTGAGGAATTCCCAGTTCATTCCTCATATTTTCATCAGTATTGGGAAGATAAACCATGTAAGGAACATATGGAATTTTATAATCAGTTATTTTTGATAACCATTTAGATCCCATAGCATAAACATCTCCATGCACCCATTCTGATTTCCAATTTCCAGAAATAGCATTAATTAAATTTTTACATACAGATGAAAGTACCCCATCTGGTTCACCTCCCTTTTCCATCAAAAAGGCATCACAATTATTTTTTTCCAAAATAGTATCAATTTGGCTTAAATTTGAATACCCAAATACCGAAAATTCAGATTCAAATTTTTCAATAACACCAGAATCATTTGCAGAATGATTCACATCAAACATAATAATTGGTTCAATTCCAAGATAATGCCTAGTCCAATATGCCCAATCATAAATTGCTACAGTAGTTCCCCTCAAAGAAAGAGAATTATCATGAAATGCTATTTTCATTTTTTTATAATATTAACGTTTATTTTGTCTTGAATTTTTTTATTAAAATTTAAATTATTCATTTCTAAATGATGCTTTAAAATCCTTTCTCCAATAAATCCAGTCCATCCAGATTGTTTATACTTTTCTAAATTACTAAAAATCTTAGAGTATATGTTCATATTAAATGATGATGAAATTGCAAATTGATCATTTGGAAATTCATCATTAAGCATATAGCAATTGATTAAATTCAAATCCAAATCAATAAGTTTAATATCAAATTTATTAAATAAAATATCAAATCTACATCTAACTACTGCATCATAAACAAAATTATTCTCTTGTTCATATTTTATTTTTAATTCATTCGACTCCTGGATTGAATAAAACATACTATGAACATTCATTGGAGTAAGTAATTCATAATTCACATCAGAATATGTTTCAAATTCTATCTGTGGTTCATACAAAAATTCAATAGGGGAATAATATTCTTTTATTAATTGTATAGTATCTTCTTTCCAAAAATATGTTCTATTATGATCAGAACCTATCATTTTTTGATTAGTAATTGCAGAATCCCACCAAGTATGAATAAATGTATCAACAGAATATTTTGATAATATATTTTCATAAATTTGTTTGTATCCTTCGTCCAAATATCTAGGTTGACCAGATAAACAAAGTGCTATTTTCATTGTAAAAAAACTTCTTTTTAAATTTTATTCAGATAATCACTACAAACACCAAAACATTCATATGTTCTTAATTTACTAAATGAATTTATATCTAAATTTATTTCTGGCATAACAATGACAGAATTTGATGTATAAGATTTTCCAGGATAAGTCCAAATATATTTTTTGCTTGTCAACGTAAAGTCATCTTCCTGATGCCAAAAATAATTAAAATCTATTGGACTATTGGAAATTTTGTCTAAAGATTCTAGTTCTTTACAATGAATCCAAAGATTGTCTTTCCATTTAACTAACCAAGTCATAGGTGCATGATATTGTGGTTCATCATGTCCCAAATAAAAACGTTGATCTTTATGTCTCAAATCAATCTCTACGTCAAAACCTTCAGATATAGCTTCTTCAATATAATCAATACTATTTTCTCTAGTGGGATTTGGTCCATTCAAATTTCCTCTATGTGCGATCAATTTCATTCTTTGTAGTTCTCCAAAAAATAGTTTAGATCTTCGGGTGTTCCAATTCCCCACATTCCATCTTTCTCTATTTCTTTAATTCTGATTTTCTTTCCATCAGAAATTGCTTCATTGAATACAGGACAAACATAGAACTCATTATTGACTCTAATATCTTTTTTAATCATTTGTTCTGCATACTTAACATAGTCAGAACCTTTCTTCCAATAATAAATTCCAACAGTTGCATGTTCTGAAATTGGCTTCTTCTCAGCAACCTCTTCAACATATCCATCTTCACCAAGTTTAGCATAGGACCACTTGGGATGAGTTGCAGGGAATGTCAGGATACCTCCATCACATTCTCCATTCTGAAAAGCATAAAGAGTTTCATTTGAATCCCAAACAACAAACTGATCTGAGTTTGCCATTACAAGAGGTTCATCATTATCAATAAACTGTTTAGCTAAGAGAGTAGTACAAGCAGCACCTTCAGTAATGCCATCTACTTGAACAATGTTGCAATTAGGAGCAATCAGTGGAAGAAGATAATTTAAATTATACTTTTCATAGTGTTCCTTTTGAACAATAAAAGTATAGTTTGCTTTAATGTTTAGATTCTCAACCACTACTTGGATCATTGGTTTACCTCTAACTTCAATCAGAGGTTTGGGGAAGGTGTATCCCTGGCTAGCAAATCTACTGCCAGCACCTGCCATAGGGATCAGAACATTCATAGTTTTGCTCTCCCATGCAACCTTTTGTTTTTTGCCATTAAGAATCTTTTTAATCCTATTAATCTTTTCTTGATTTAAATCTTTTCTATTCTCCACTGGAACAAGGTGCGCTTTACTATCCAATGCTCCCTGTCTACCAATATGACTGTCCTCAACAATTACAGTGTCTGCTGGAAGAGCACCTAAAGCAGTCATACACTTCCAATACATTGCTGGGAATGGTTTATTGCGAACAACGTCTTCATTGGAGACGTACATATCAATAAATTCCAGAAGCCCAAGACGTAAGAGAATAATCTTTACAGTATTACGAATACTGTTAGATGCAACAGCAATCTTATATCCAGCATCTACAAGTTGTTGGAAATATCCCATCAACTCATAATCTTTTGCAACGCAGTCATTAAAGATTTTGAGAGTTGCTTCTTGCTTTTCTCTCCAAATTTTATCATAAAGATCTACGGGAAGACCTTTATTCTTGGTTAAAAGTTCTAATTTTGCTTTTGTGGGAAGACCATCATAAATGCTTACATGTTCTTCTCTACCGATAGCATACTCATTTCCAAGTGCTTGATTTAATGCTTCATAATGATAATCTTTACTGTCGATTAGGACACCATCCAAATCAAAGATAACTAAACTGTTCATTTAAAAAATAAAAATAAATAAAAAAATTAAATCAAATAATTTTTTTCTTTCAAATTATATATGTCCTTTTCAAAATAAGGATAATATACATAATTTGGTATTTTACTTACACATAAAGTGTTTAAGTAGTCAATATTCCAAATTTCACTTCCCCATTTTTGAATTAAAATTTGATGTGATATATTATGATATTTTGTACTATTTAAATGTCTTGGATCACTTCTCATACCACCAATCAAATGGTCATCATGACTTATAAATTTATCTCCAATAGTATTATATAATCTTTTGTGTTTTCGATCATTAATAGAAGAATATTCTTTATTGTAAATATAAGATCTAATAAAGTAATCATATTCTTGATAACCTATATTACAAAATCTTTCGTCCCATAAACCTACTTTTTTAATATGTTCTGGTTTATATGAATGGAATTGATCACCACCACCCATAGAAATAAATTCATAAGTATCATGATGACCAATCAATTCATTGCACCATTCAGATAAAAATAAATTATCATCTTGACACAAAACAAGAATATCACAATCGGGATTATTTAAATCTTTAAATCCATTAATAATACATTGATTCCAACTTCTGGATAGATGCCCTGTAGAAAAAGAAGGTCTTAACTTATTTTCAAATAAATTTATATTATTTTCATAACAAAAGTTTTTTACTTTATTTCCCTGGCAATAATTATCAATAACATTTATTGAATAATTATAATTAACTAAATCAGAGTTTAAAATAGATACTATATTATTTTTTAAATACTCAAAATTATTATAGGTTACTACAAAAACTTTTATCTTCATACTCTTTTAGCAACTTTATTATATGTCGGGTCAGTATCATCTAAGGTTATATCATAACCCATTTTTTTTAAGAACAAATCCATCTCCTCTTTATCTTGGGAATGTACATATTCATATCTAATATTTTTTGGTGGATTTTTTTCATAATTAATTTGCTTCAAGATATTAAATTCATACCCCTCACAATCTAAAAGCAAAATATCTATAGAATTAATTTTATTTTCACATATAAAATCATTCCAAGATTTTGATTCAACTACCAAATTCCCATCACCAATTTTAGACATGACTCCCTGATCTATCATTTTTATTTTTGAAGTTTTTTCAGTAATTGCATAATTTAAATATACTACACGTTCTCCAAATTTTCCATAAACTTCGTACAACTGATCAAACCATGACTTTATTGGTTCTATTAGATAGATTTTAAAATTATCAATATTATCAAGAAATGGCATCAATCCATATTGTTCTCCATTAACACCATCATGAGCACCAACAACCACTATTGATATTTCATTTTTATTTGGCAAATCAAATACTTGAGAAGGACAATCATTCGGACAGAATTGATACTCCGTTATTACATTTGTTGGATCGTTAGAGTATGATCTTTCAGTCATAAAAAAAAAAACTACTACAGGTATTATATCACAATAACAATAGTTAATCAAATGCAGATTTTCTATAATTTGATATAAACGAAAGTTCTTTAGATCCAATATCTATTTCATTAGGATACTCAAATTCATATGGTGATTCGGTTGGAATCACATTCAATCCAATTGAATTTAAATAAACTCCAAGTAAAGATTCTGGATGAGGGGTTCCATTACTATTTTTTGGCAAAGAAAAAATATAATCATTTATACATTCAAATAAATTACAATATTTTGTCATAGATGTTGAAGTACCTATAGAAAACATGTCAGTTTTTGCCATAGGATGAACTTCCGAAAAATTCCACCTATATGGAATTGCAACAGTGTTATCATCTATTTCATTTAATTTTATTGAAACTTCATTTAAAGTTTTAATAAAAAAGAAATCAAATCTCATTCTAAAAACATAATTATATTTTAAATCATTTTTAATTTCATAATCCCTTCTTAGTTTATCGGCATGAAAAATATTATACCACATTTGTATTAATGGGTCTTTAAAATTATATTCCTTAGATATATTTTTATAAAAATTATCATCATTTAAAATAATTTTTTTAGGATCATACAATTCTTTAATTTTGTTTATATTATAATCATATCCATGTTTATTGGGAGATGAAAATACAAATACATCAGTATCAAATTTATCAAATAAATTTTTTTTAAAATAAGGATAAGTATCTTCAAAATTTCTAGTTTTTCCCGAAAAACAAACTGCTATTTTCATAATTTATTTTTTATAATAAATTTCATCACAACATACCATATCAGCAAAAACAAATCCTTTACTTTCTAAAAATATTTTTATATCAGATTTAGAAGAATTTTCAGTGGAAATTACTCTAATATCTACAGCATCAAAATCAATACTTTTGAGAATTTGCAATTCTGATCCTTCAGTGTCTATTGAAAGATAATCAACTTTTTTTACTTCATTTTCAGATAAAACTTGTCGTAATGGTTTTGAAATTATTTTTACAATTTCTTTATTGCCACCATATTTTTCAATCTCTGATTTTATCCTTTTTTTATGGTCTGGATGGTAACATTTTTCTATCCCAGAAAGCATTTCTGCATATCCACTCACAGCACAAAAATCAACTTCACCTTCTTCATCAGAAATACAAATATTTAAATTAATAGAATTAGTTCTATTTTTTATTAATTCAGAAAATGCTCTAGGATGTGGTTCTATACATATTCCCTTCCAATTAAGGTCAAGATCAAAATATGCTGTATTGGAAACAATCAAACCATCATTTGCCCCAACATCAACATATAAACATTCATCATCAGAAAATTCTATATTATCTTTAATCCATTCCCAAGGTTGTGGATAAGGCAAATCAGGTTGTCTTTGATAATTCATAATTTTTTAGTAATTTATTTTAAAATACAATAAAAAGATTCTTTTATTATATCAAGATTTATCTTTTCTGTAAATAAAGGTTGATTTAAAATTTCTTGATATAATTTATCATCACTATCTATTTGTTTAATTTTTTCATTTAATTGTTCCAAACTCATATTACTAGCATTAATACAACAATGTTCATTAAAATCAATACTTACGGTATCACTCCCATAATAAATTGGAATATTTCCTGCAATTTTTCCGTGTAAAAATTTTTCTGTATGATATCCAGAATGAATCGAATTTTCGTAACAAAGTGAAAATTTATAATTAGATATTAAATCTAATTTATATTTTTCACCGTCTGGTAAAAAATATTTTTTGTTTACTTTTCCAAAAACATCTACTAGTTTATATTTAGATATACTATCAATTGCTTGCAATCTACTATCTATTGGTGAACCAAAAACAATAGAACAAAATTTATTCTTTTCTTTTTTTGTAAATTCATTTTCATCATAAAGATAAGATTCAGGAATTAACCAGTCTGGATTATCATACGTCATTACCCCAAACCAATCAATGTAAAGATACCAAAGAGGAAGACGAAAATTTTTTCCATCATAACTATCATAATCAAATGTCAAAGAATAGTCACATTTTTTAAAATTTGGTCTTTGATTTTCTCCCGTATAAAAAACTTTTTTACAATTTTTATACATTCTATTTTCAGTGCCAAAAGAACTAAAAAATATTACATCTGCGTCTTCTGGATGAACAACTTGAACTTCTTCAAATAATTCACGAATAACATGAATAAAAAAATTATTATTTGGATTAAATGCTTTTGGGTATTGCCAAAAATCTAAAAAAGATATATTCATTTTAATTTTGTATTGTTGTATCAAAGTCAGGATTTTGTATTGCCAATGGAGGTTCAAACCAATAATTATTCAACTGATATTTTTCAATCAAATAATTATAATAAAAATCTGCTCCATCATTACAATATTTCAATTCATCTAAAATTTTTTTTGCACATTTATTGTTTATAATATAAGCATGAGTGCATCTAGAACCATTTGTTTTAGATATTCTCATTCCTTTAGGTGGATAAGAATGTAGATTGCAACAAGTTCCAGCCCACCCCAAATCCCAATTTTCTGGAAGTTGTTGAAAAGTCTTTAAAAATTCTTCTTGAAAATTATCACACAGAATTACATCATCTTCCAAAACTAAAGCATAATCGTATTTTTCTGCGACTTCATTAATTATTTTAATATGCTTTAAAGATAAAGAAATTTCAGAATATTTTAACTTTCTTCCTTTTGGATTTAATTCAAAAATTTTTGGAAATTCTTTTTTAATTTCATCTATATTCCAATCATCAACATCATAATCTGTTACAAATTCATATTCATCTATTTTTTCTTCTTTTAAAACTTCTAAAAGAACTTCTTTTCTTTTTTTTAACTTTTTCCAATGACAAATGAAAGTTTTCATGATTAAATCCAACTCTCAACTTTTATATTTCTACGTTTCATTTCATCAATAAATGCTTGCGTATCATAATTCGTCTTCAATAAATGATTGTGCCATTCAATATAAATTTCATCAATTAGATCTATACTATCATCATCTATAAGTTTACCAAGAACATCATATTCGGCACCTTCAATGTCCATTTTACATATGACATAATCATTTTCATTGACAGTTTTTTTTAAATATTCTGAAAAATCAATACATTTAACTTCCAAACTTTTATCAATCCAGTTATCCTCAATCCATCCAGGTTTGCTCCATTCATCACCCATAATATTAGTTGCACCACCAGATTTTAAATCATATCCCAAAAGATTACCTGTTTGTTGGCAAAAATATTCACCATCAAATGATTCCAATGTTAAAACTTTACTACATTCTTCAGTCCATAAAGCAACCTCATTAAAAATAATAGAATGATTTTTATACTTACTATTCAACAATCTGTTTTTTGAAAATTCAATTGCATAAGGATTTGGTTCAAAACAATGAATTTCAAAAGTACTATCTATAATTCCATCATCTATAAATTTTATCAAACCTTGTGCTAAATTCGTTCCACAATCCAAAAAATACTTTTTCATTGTTCAAACCACTCCTTTCTCCATTGTTGTCCACCAGCAAAATGACGAATAATTACATCTCCTTTTGACACCTTATTTATTAAAAATTCACAAGAGGATTCCCCCTCAAGTTCAGTAACATTCCAAGCAGTTGGAAGAACTTCAACGTGTTCATAAAGTTCTTCTAAAGAATAAACCGTCCATTCATCTTTTGATGAATGCCATCCAAAATCAGGTAAATTCCAAAATGGTTCATCAGAATGTCTTTTAATTCCTGCTAAAGAATACCAAGATGCCTGCTCTCTAAACTCGTGCCAAAAACTATTTACATATCCAAATCTTTCATGTTTGGTAACAGCATCATTAAGTGATCTATATCTATCTTCAGAAAGAACATTTGAAATTAATTGTCTAGACCATTCATTAATTTTAATAGAAAAAGATCCCATACAATGGGTATTTCCAGAATCAATAGAATATGAAAAGGATTTTGTTGTCTCATATGGAATATCTATTTTTGCAACGCACATATCAGCATCAAGGTGTGTTATAATATCCCCATCTTTGATGTATCCTTCATCAAGCATTTGCTCAAGAACAGTAAATTTTAACCAGGTATAACTTCCACGATACTTGTATAAATTTTCTTTTAACTCAAGATACTCAAATCCATGCTTGTCTGCATATTCTTGATTTCTTGGAGACATATACTTATCAAAAAACTCTTGCCGATTGTCATTATAGTCAGCAAAAACTAATAGTATTTTTTTCATTCATCTTTTCCGGTTAAAACATATTCTACAATATTTTTTGTAGTAAAGCAATCTATTACTTTTTTATATCCATTTTCTGCTATACGATTTCTTTCATCATCATTATTTAAATAAAATTGTATCTTTTCAAGTGCTTCCTCTTTGGAAGAATAAAATATAATTTCTTCATTCTCAACAAAAATATTTTCAAGTTGTTTATTTTTATCAAGTCTATCTGTTATTACCATTTTTTTACAAGACATTCCTTCAAAAATACGTCGAGTGACTTCACCAGCTCTTGCTTTTTGGAAAACTATTTTTCCATTTCTATAAAGATCTCCATTTTCAATATCTTTTAAATTATTTTTAAGATAAAAAGAAGATCCAAGATTTTCTTGGAGATAACTAACAACTTCACCCCTTTCACCATACATAGAAGTTACAACATCAAATGGTTCATATGTGGTAAAAGATGAATAAAAAATATTCATATCAGTCCAATGTGAAGTAAATATTACGTCATAACCGATTGATTTATAATGCAAATAACACTCAACATCGGGAGTAAGTATTAAATCCGCATTTTTAGTTCTCTCTACATTGTAAGAAAAAGTTTGAGGTTCATCTCCACATTCCACAACCAATTTACTTTTTGGGAAATTTTCTTTATTAAAAAATTTATCCGCATTAGCAGGTCCACAAGACATATAAAAAATAATATCAGGAACAAATTCCCCATCATCATATTGTTTTTTCAATTCAATAAATCCAAACTCATTCCCTCTAGGTAATGGATACCATCTTATTTCAGATATTCTTTCGTCTTTTAGAAAAGCATCATATATTCCTCTAGGTGTTGACCAATATTTTTCTTTTCCACATTTTTTATATTCTTCTATGGAATAATCAGATAATAATGCTATATTCATAATCTTTTTATAATATTTTTAAATACCCCTTCAAGAGAAAAATGCTCCTGATAAACCTTTCTACCATTCTCAAGAAGTCTATTGTACTCTACATCATCTATTGATTTTAATATAGTATCAATGTCTTCAATTTCATCTTCATTTACAGGAACACAAAAATCATTCCAATCTAATTCATCCATCCAAGGAATATAGTGTTCGTTAGAAATGTAAACAGGAACAGTACCCAATTGAAGAATTTCATATAATCTGAAACTACTCTTTCCATATCCCCTTGGAGCAAGTCCAAATTTACTAGAGCAGGTTATGTCTAGAAACCGTTTAAAGTTGTCTATAGGGACTTCAGTAGACCAATTTCCAGCAGAAATTTTATACCCATCCTTTCCTGATAAATGATTACACATATCCATACGAATGGGATGCGTATTTCTAGAACCAACAAAAGAAGCAAAAATGGTTTTTTCTTTATTTGGAATCCATTCTTTTGGAATTGGACTACAAATCAAAGGAATTGGGATAATATTATCTCCTTCACGATTCCCACCAGCAGAAAAAATTAAAGTATCTTTTGGAAATTTTTCAAAAGGCCCATCGTCAAATTGAGATACTGTAAAATATTTTCCATCCGAATCTAATGCATCATCTAACTCTTCTTGAATATTTTCATACTGTTGACCTGCAAACATTGAATTGCAAAAATTATTCGTCCAGAAGACATCAATATATTCTCTATTTGATTGAATATTTTCTTTGTTCCACCTCTTAAAGAAATATTCTTCAAGATATTCTCCAGTATGATAAGGAGGATATGTGGGAGATATTGATGCAGGTCTTAATGCATCATTTTTCATAAGTACCATAAATTTTCCTCCTTAAACTTTTCAATTTTAGTATCTACACCAACCATCCAATTATTATGAACTATGAGTGCATTTTCTTTTTTTCCTTCAGTATAATATGCATACCCATTTGGAAACAAGTCACGATTTAGGATAGCAATATTTTCTGGATATTTATTAATTGCTACATCATTAATAATTAATTGATCGTCCTGCCCCTCAGAAGAAGCACAATCGTTTATCATCTGTTTACATTCTTTACTTTCATTGAAAACCATAAATCCAGAACACAAAGTAGACCCAGGAGAATCCCCCTGAAAAAGAACTTCCTCGTGTCCTGAAATATATTCAATTGGATTTTCAACAAATACAATATCAGTATCAACCCAACATAAATTTTTATGTTCTTGATAAATTTTTTGAATAATGCTCCATTTATTTTTTACAATATTTCTAAACCCACTATTTTCATCAAAAGTCCAATTTTGATATTCAACTACTGGTTGATCAACATAAAGAAAAGCATTTTTATATTCATTTAGATTTTCATATGCATTACTATCTAAACAAGCAATATAAAAATCATTTACATCAATTCCTACTCTTTCTGCAGAAATTAACATATTTTTGCAAATGTTTATGCATCCACTATTCAAGAATGTTAAAAATTTCATTTATTTAATATTTCATTCAAAGATAAATTTTTTCCCACATTTTTCCACCAATTTAAAACTTTATGATAAGAATCAATATGATGACCTTTATGTGTTTCTTTATATAGTCCAGTATCTTCTCCCCAATATTTTGATTTTCTTTCAAAAAAAGTAGTAGTAAATTTTATTTCTTCTACGAATAAAGGAAGAACATAAACATTATATTGCAAGTTTTGACTATCTACAACACTTTTTGGTGAGTAATAAATTAAATGCTCTGCTAAAGGAACCCAATCATTATTATTTGGAAATTCCAAAAGAAATTTATCTTCTTTTATGAAAGAATCAATTAAAACTTTTGCAAACTTTCTTGTGACAATATAAGCACCAACAGAAAAATCATCCCAAGTTCTTCTTCTCAATCTAATATCATCAGAATTTTCACTTGCACACATTAATTGAATCGAATCCCAATCTTTTGGTAGATTTTCAATAAATTCTTCCCAAGTAAAATTCCAATATTGAATAGTTTCTAAACTCAGATCATCTTCACAAAAGAAACCATAAGGTTCATTAGTATTATTATACCAATAATTTATCATTCTAAGATGTGAAGTTATTGCTCCCTTTGTTCCATCATCAATATAAAATACTTTAGAACCTTCAATTATATCATTTGTATTTTCAAATCTATCTGATAAAAGAAATTGAAATGATTGAATATTATTTTCTAAAAATTGTCTTTTTATATTTTCTTGACGATCTTTGCTTTCTTTTAGACTCGCACAATAAATCGTTGGAAAATTATGATTGTGCATAATTTTTATACCATTCGTAAGTTTTTTCAATACCATCACGAAGACCAATCTTAGGTTTCCATCCAAGTGATTTAATCTTATCCACATTAAGAACTTTACGTGGAGTTCCATTTGGTTTAGTGAAGTCCCAAGAAATCTCTCCAGGAAAACCAACTACATCCGAAATAATATTTGCAAGTTCCCATATTCTAACATCTTCACCAGTACCAACATTAATATGCTCTAATTCATCATAACTCTGCATACAGACATAACATGCCTCTGCTAAATCATCAACGTGCAGAAACTCTCTCATTGCAGAACCATCACCCCAGAGTTTTACGGATGGTCCATACCAAGGACCACCATAATCAATTACATACCCATCTTCCTTTGCCTTATGAAACTTAGCAATCATTGCAGGAAGAACGTGTGAAGTTTCCAGATTGAAATTGTCATTAGGTCCATAAAGATTGGTAGGCATCAGAGAGATAGCATTAAAACCGTGCTGTTGACGGTATGCTTGACACATCATAATACCAGCAATCTTGGCAATTGAATAGGAATCATTCGTCGGTTCCAGAGGACCAGTCATCAATTGGTCTTCTGCAATTGGTTGAGTTGCAAACTTAGGATAAATGCAAGATGAACCAAGAAACAACAGTTTCTTTACACCAAAGTTATAAGACTGCTGAATAAGATTAGTTTGTATTTGGATATTCTCAGTCAGAAAGTCTGCCTTATAGTTGTTGTTTGCCATAATACCGCCAACTTTAGCAGCAGCAACAAACACGTATTCAGGTTCTTCTGAGCAAAAATACCTTTCGGTTTCATCTTGATTCGTGAAATCTACATCATCACGAGTTCCTTTGATGATGTTAGTATAACCTTTACTTTCAAGATTTCTAACAATTGCCGATCCAACCATTCCGTTGGCACCAGCAACCAATATTTTAGAATTATTGTCCATGAATACACATATCCTCAACTAATTGCTCAAATGAAATTTGAGGTTCCCAACCTAATTTTTCCTTTGCTTTTGTAGCATCACCCAATAAAGTCTCTACTTCAGTCGGTCTAAAATATTTAGAATCAACACGAATGATTGGTTTTCCACTAAACTTTTCAACTCCAACTTCATCCAACCCCTCACCTTTCCATTCAATATGAAGACCAAAATAAGGACCGGCAGCATTTACAAATTCTTTAACTGAATATTGTTTCCCTGTTGCAATTACATAATCATCAGGGTTATCTTGCTGAAGCATTAACCACATTGCTTCCACAAAATCTTTTGCATGTCCCCAATCTCTTTTAGCATTTAAATTACCAAGATATAAACAATCTTGAAGTCCGACAGAAATTTTAGATAATGCTCTTACAACTTTTCTTGTAACAAATGTCTCACCCCTGCGAGGAGATTCATGATTAAAAAGAATCCCCGTGCAAGCATACATTCCATATGCTTCACGATAATTTTTAGTAATCCAATACCCATAAACTTTAGCACACCCATAGGGAGAACGAGGATAGAATGGTGTTGTTTCTTTTTGTGGTATTTCTTGAACCAATCCAAACATCTCAGATGTAGATGCTTGATAGATACGAACTTTATCCTCCATCCCAAGCAAACGAACTGCTTCAAGAATACGAAGAGTCCCCAATGCATCTGTTTGTCCTGTATATTCAGGCATCTCAAAAGAAACCTTCACATGACTCTGAGCACCTAGATTATAAATCTCATCTGGTTGAACTTGCTGAATCACCCTTACAAGATTTGTTGAGTCTGTGAGGTCTCCATAATGCAATTTAATGTGATTGTAAATATGATCAATTCTATAAGTATTAATAAGAGAAGACCTCCTAATAATACCATGAACTTCATATCCTTTTCCTAAAAGTAATTCAGCAAGATAAGAACCATCCTGCCCAGTAATGCCAGTGATTAATGCTATTTTCATGAAAAAAATATTACTTTTTAGGTGATCTGTGAATTATCATTATACCAATAATCGGAGCAATAGTCAAACCTGCTCCACAAAGTCCTAACCATATTGGACTATCTGCAAGTGCTTCTACAATATGAAAAATCATTGTGGATATGCGTGATTGAGTGCCCAAACAATGAATAGTCCGATTATACCAAAAATAATCATTGCTGAAAATATTGTGCTACTCATATTTTCTTTTTCCATATAAAAAGATTAGTTTAGAGTAATTTTAAGAAATGGAAGTAATGGTGGAATAACACCAATCAACCTTAAAAGTCCCTCAGCAAATAGAGCAAGAACCACCCAACCGACGCACATACTAATGATAGAAGCATTACGGTTGTGTCTTCGTATAGAAGCATCGATCATCTCCTGAACTTCTGTGCGTGTAATAAACTCTTCTTGCTCATACATCATTTTTCATCACCAAGAAACTTTGCCAGAGGGTCTCTTCTGGTCTTTACAATTTCAACTGCCCTCTTGTAGAACATATTGTCAGTATTGCCAGAAGATTCAAAAGTTGCCTTAATCTTCACCCAATTATCATAGGTGTGCTGATCCATAGGGTTTTAAGTTGAATATTATTAGTTATAATAATCAGCACATTATGGTTGTCAAGTTTGTGTTGATTACCAAACAGACATTAAAAAAATGTAAAGTACTTTACAAAACTTATATCAACGAACTTCAAAATCCAATCGTCCTACTTTCCTTTGACGACGTGCTTCTTGCCAAGCAATGTCTTCATTTGTCAATACATTATTTTTTTCTTTGGTGTGAAAAAAATTCAGCATTACTATATTAGATAAATCTAATGCTGTAATGACTCCACCACGAATAGTTGCCATATTTGGACAACCACAAGTTATAGTTTTTATTGGATGCCCCTCCAATTCTTTTCCACAAGAACGACATCTAATTTTTATATTTTCCATATTCCAATCCTATAAATAAATTTCAAAATATTTTACTTATTTATACTAGTTAAAAAAAACCACCCCAGAAAGGGGTGGTTCCAATCATCTTATGAGTACTTATCAAAACCTAAAAGTCGTCTGAATCACACCACCATAGTTATCTGAAGCATTCTTGAGTCCTTGATTGTTGGAAACATAAAACACAGCAGGAGTGATGCTAATGTTATCGCTGACTTTGTAACGATAGAAAGCTTCCCACATCAGAGCCTTCTGACTATCAGTAAGTGAAGCAGCATTACCAGGAGCACCGATGGCAAAACCAGCAGCATTTCCCTTAGCAAACACATCACTCCACTGAAGACCAGCAAACCAGGTCTGGGAGTTGGTAGCACCAGTAGGAGTTGTCTTACCAAGAGAATTCAGGCTAACATCATTCCAACCATAAGCACCTGAGATTGAAGGTACAATACCAGACTTCTTAGGTTGCCAGTAAGCATTGATAGCATAGCTGTTGGAAGATTGACCAGAAGCAAGAGCACCAGAACCACCGTTAATAGCATTGAAGGTACGAACACGAGTGCCTTCGGTTCCATAACGATAACCAAATGCAATACCATACTGAGGAGCACGATAACCAATCTGAGCAAGAGTGTTCAGAGCACCAGTCTCATCAAATTGACCCTTGGAACTATCATTACCATTCTGAGCAACATAGTTCAGACCAGCAACAATACCACCCTTCTTACCAGGTTGAGCATACTGAATACCAAAACCAGAACCAGTTGCCTTGTTATAGACACCAGGAGCACCAGCAACAGCAAAGAAGTCCAGAATATCAGACTTGTAAGCACTAGGAGTCCATGCCATCTCAGTGTTACGAACCAGAGCACCGGCAGTCAGAGTCACACCTTTAGCAAGTGCGGGGAAACTGTAGTAAAGACGGTCAAGTTGCACTGCATTTGCAAGACTTTCTGCCTTGTCCAGTTTGAACAGAGAAGAAGAAGAACCAAAAGGTTGTGAAGAGAAGTTGCCAGAACGCAGACGAGTCTTCAGCAAATCCTTACCAGTGAAGGAAGTGTCAAAGTTTAGACGAACATCATAGTTGAATGCAGTATTTCCAACATTGGTTCCATTAGCAAGACGAGCACCTTCTACACCACCAAGAACAAAGGTTGCTTCACCTTTGAGTTTGGTAGTAGTAGAAAACTGAGTTGCCTGAAGTTGACCAACCTGTGTTTCTAGTTTGGCAACACGACCACGAATGACAAGTAGTTCATCAGCAAACTCTTTCGAAAGACGACTGAGTTCATCGGTAACTTCAGTTACACGATCCAGACAAGCATTCAGAAGTGCTGCTGCCTCAAACCGGGTCATTGCCTTACCACCAAGGTAAGTTCCGTTTTCATAACCAGCAACGCAACCGTAACGTTCGACAAGATTGCTGAGTGCCTGATATGCCCAATCAGTAGGCTTTACATCAGACAATTGAGTGATACTTGAGACTTGTTCTGAACTGGAATATTGATTGACTGCTGCCATATTAAGATCTGCGGCATTCGCAAAAGCAGGAGCAACCATACCAAGAGCAACAGGTGCAAACATCAGTTGTTTGATTTTCATAAAAATGTTTTTTGTGTACTAAACGACATTGTGAAGATTTACAACAAAGCAAATCTTCGTTATTTATTCGTCTTAAGCAAATCTTAAGATGACCAACATCATAAATCAACTTTTGTATTATGTCAATTAAAATTTGTTTAAGAGGGGGGATTTATATTGACCCCCCATATTATTCTATTGTGTCAAACTTCTACCGTGATCAGTCGGTTAGCATATTCATGAGCATATGATGTGCGAGCACCATGAATGCCCCAACCAATCCAACTATACGCATAGTCCATGTAACGATTGATAGATTTTCCAGGAGTTTTCATCCTATCAGCAATTCGTTTCCACTGAACCTCAGTCGTTAGATAACCAAGTTGCGTTTGAAGAGATGATGGATTTCCACCAAATCTCTTAGCAAAATCACCCAATCCATAATAACGATCGGCAGATGTCCATTGGATCAGACCATAACCACGACCGCAGTGATGGTACTGAGTCCTACTACCACCTTCACAAATATTAGGCACGAACATAGATTCTTGCTTAATATTGCCCAGGATAGTAGCAAGGGCGTTTCTGTCTTTAATTCCTTGCTCTTGGAAATAATCCACAGCAAGTTGTTCATGTTCTGAACACCCTTTACAAATTAGCCTTTTCTCTTTTGGTTTTTCGGGAGCAACCTCTCGGATTGCTGTCTTCTTTTCATCTACAAGATTCAATTTAATTGTCTCTTCCAACGGGGGAGGAGGACTTTTCATCTTGTAGTTGACGAATGGCAGTGATGCCGTACTGGTTGTAACCGATGCCAGAAGAGGCAGGGCTACAGTAAAGATGTTTTGCATTTAAATTAATTGAACTCTACATCCGTATAGAAGGGGGGTACACCAACCCTCTCGGGAGGCACCTTCCACGGCTCTAATTTTCACAGTCAAAAACTCATTTTATAAAAACCTACTCATAATAGGAATCCTTAAGGATTTTTTCATTATATCAGATTATTTAGATTTTACTCAAAATCTACAAAATAATCACTGATATATTCTAAAGATAACACTTCAAGATTTTCTTTTTGAATTACCCAATCACGAATTTCACTATAGACACTTTCAGCATCTCTAATTCTTTTTTCATCACACAAAAAATGCATACGATTAATATGATTATCAATCACATCATTACACATTTTATTGGCGTGAATCTTCATTGAAGTAATCCTTCCTAAAATATCTCGAAAGTATATTCGAATTATAATACGCAGGAAACCCATTGTCAAGAGACTCAGTTAAGACATTGTTTAAGAACAATTGCCTTGTTTCTTCATAGTTGGTTTTACCAACAGTTTTATGAAGTGATAAAATAGTTCTTTGAAACTTATCCTTTCCTATTTTTTTTATATCTTCTTTTAACTCAGGACAAGAACCATAATAATTTTTCCAATCTGATTCTTGTTTTACTTTTCTTTTCTTTCCTTTGGGAGTTCTAAAAGACCAAAAGTATTTTCTACCCAAATATTTTCTGTTAGTTTGAGAACATTCAATTAAATAAACAAACCCAAAATAATCTTGAATATCTTCTGATTCAAATATCCTTCCTTGATATCTCCAAGGGTTTTCATAACTCATTCGGGTTCCTAATAATATTCAAGTTATTTATAGGTATAACTTATCTTCAACCCTAACAGAGTGATTATAGTCATAAAAAAAGCACCTGTCAAGGTGCCTTAATGAATTGTAATATTATATCAACCTTCCATAATATGATTGAACCAAACTTCACTCATATTGTTGATAATTATATTTGCATCCTCAACTGTTGATGCAAAGTTATTTTCAAGAAGATGTGATACTACAAATTCATATGCTTCATATGCCTCTCTATTGAGTTGCTTTTTCTCTCTAGGGGTCAGAGCACCTCTTTGTGCTCCTCTTGCTGCCTGCTTTGCTTTTACGGCAGGGTCATTAGACTTGTGAGCGTATCCGTGAAGACCAGGATTTGAAGAAGTTGTCTTACGGAAATCACCTCTTTGTGCTCTGGCAAGATTTTGTCTTGCTTTTTGCTTTGCACTATCTCCATAAGTTGGTCTGTTTTCAAGTGCAGTTGCTCTATCAGCAGATTTTCCACCACCTGTTGATTTTGCAATCTTATTACGGATTGCAGTTTCATCATAACCTTTCTTAGCCATTGCAGTTGCTTCGTCAATCTCAACTTCTTCATTATATGATTTATTTCTTACCTTTGCGATTGCTACTTCTTTGGGAACACCAGAAGCAACCATTCTTGCAATTCTTACATCAGCAAAGTCATTATCACCATCTTTATCTTGGTCTACTTTTTTCTTTGCTTCGTAAATTGATGAATAAGCATCTGCAATATCTTTAATTGTTTTAGCAGAAGGCCATTCGTAAGATGATTTTTGCGTCATTGGTTTTATTGCTCCTGTTCCTGGAGTTGGGGGTTTTTTTTGTTGTGATTGTTGTGCTGCAAGTGCAGTACCTGCTGGTGCTGGTCTATTTATAACAGCAGGAGAGTTTGCTTTTGCTAAATCTGCATTTATACTTTTCAAATCAGGGATTGCAGGAGTAGGACCTTGAGTTGGAAGATTGGTTTTTTGTGCTGCTTGAAGTGCTTTTTCTGGAGACGCACCACTTGCTCTTGCTGATTGTGCTGCTCTTAATTCAGCAGATGTTGGAGTTCTTCTTTCAAATGAAGTATTTCCCAACTTTCCAACTGCTGGTGTTGGAGGTTTTGGTGCCGATGATGCAGAATTCCTTGCTGCATTTTGTGCGGCAACACTTGCATAACGGGACTTCTCTGCACCACTAAAAGCACCAGCAGTAAACTTACCAGTTGCTTTATCTAATTTCCCTTCAACTCCTTTTTGTTTTGCAAGCACCGTTGAAGATGCTGCTGGTCTTGATGGAGGTGTTGAACCTGAACCTGCTGCTGGTCTTTGTGGAGGAGAACCTGCTGGTCTTGGTGCCTGAGGTTTACCCAAACCAGTTTCTCTATTCAATCTATTCGCAAGTCTTATTGCTTCAGCACCCTTTTCTGGGTCATATGAAGTTTCTCCAGGTTTTGCAATATATCCTTTATTTGTTTTTACTACTCCCAACTGTGCTCTTTGATTTGTTGCATTAATATTTCTTTGTGCTGCCATTTGCGATCTAACTTTATCAACTGCTGCTTGTCCTCCAAAATTAACAGAAATTTCATCAAGTTGCTCTACATCCTGAGGATAATAAACTTCCCCATACAAGTTTGCTAAAGCATCCAAGTCCTGCTTATTCATTTTTTAGTAATAAAAAGTACTTTTCTATACTTATTTATCAATCAATAAATTGTTTCCAGTACTCGTAAGAACTCATTTCTTCGTTCTTAGTTGCTTGATAAGAACGAACTCTTGATTCACCTTTTTTATCTGGTGCAACCATATGTGTTTTGATTTTCTTTGATGTTGGTGCTTCTTTCTTTTCTTTTTCAAATGCCTTATGAACTTTTGCAGCATCATCATACATATGAATGCTCTTAGCCCCACTTTGCTTTGCTACTGCATTCGCAACATCCACTTTCTTCTTACCAATATCACCACCTTTCATCCCACCAGTATAGTGAATCTTTGACTTATCTACATCAACACCGTGCTTCTTGAGATGACCTTGGAATTCACTTGGTTTATCAAACTTAGAACGAGCAGTAATAAGATGAACATTTTGTCCTCTTGCCTGCTTTCTCTTAATATCCTTGATTACTTTTTTATTTGGACTTGAAGTTTCTTTGAACTTCTTAGCACTCTGGAACTCACTAAAGTCATAAGAATGACCCTTCTCCAACTTATGAGTATTGAACTCTTGGTTGCTTAGACTCTTAACTCTTTTTCCTGATGCGTCTTTAACGTGAACCTGAACATTTGGTTTGCCCTTTTTGCCGTGCCCAAATAAGGTTTCATCAACGTCATATGCGTGAACTGTTGTTTTCTTTCTGGTTCCTCTTGCCTTTTCTTCAATATATTCCTCAAGAATTGCTGCAGTAAACTCATCACTAATATGTTCAAACATTACTTCTGCTGCTTCATAACTTTCTGCGAAGTCAGCATCAACTAAAGTTTCAATTACATAATTATAAATGTTTTCTGTTTCTTCTCTTTGTGCTGCATAATAAGCACCAAGTGCTCTCTTAATTCTTTGCTTCTTACTATCACCTTTGAAGGTTTTGCTCTTTGAATGAACGAAATCACTAATTGTTTTACTGACATCAGCACCTACGTCAATTTTTTCATTTACATATTCCTCTTTGTAACCTTTTGCTGCAGAACTCCAATAGTCACCCCAAGATGCTTTATTTGCTTTTGCTTCTTCTGGTGATGATGGTTTAAATGTTCCACTAGTTTTACGAATAGAACCTTGTGGTTTTCTTACTTTTTTCTTAGTTCTTGCTTTTGCTGCCAAAGATTCAATTTCTTCCTTTGATGGTGGTTTATCCTGAATTTTTTTTGTTACTGGATTCCAGTGTGCTTCATTTACTTCAACTTCTTCTTTCTTTACTGACGCAACAAAACCAGGAAGTTGTGGTCCTGCTTTCTTTGCTCTTGCTGCTCTTCTACGAGCAATTTCAGCATCTGCCTTATTTGCAAATTCTTTTTGTCCCGCAATATCTGGATGTTCTGCTGCAACACCTTCAGTATAAAAACTTTTATATGAATTTCTTAAAGACATCTTTTTAGACTGTTTTTAGTTATTTATAAAAAAATAGGAGGGGTATTGCCCCTCCTATCAATTTACTTTTTAATCATCACTATTTTAGCTTGGTGACGACGATTTTCTTTTTGTTTTTGTTCTTTAATAAGTTGAAGGACATTAATTTTTTTCATTTAATTGTTTCCCCCGACTTCTGCATAGAAAGTTTGTTTCCATTTTCATCAACATAAAACATAGCACCACGATAAATTTCTACTCTTGGTTCACATTTAAATGTTTGATTAGGACGGTTTGTAGTGTCATATTCAACACCACGGTATACAACTTTTGACATTAGGTTTCTCCTTAGTTTTTAGGTTAAAGAGCGTTCCTTCAGTCGGCTTTTGCGTCTATTTTACACGTCTTTGGTGAGATTTGTTTAATCTCCCAAATTAAATCATTCTTTGCTTGTTTAGGAATGTCTTGTTTATGAACTCTTCCTACAATTAATTGTGCTTGTAAGCAAGATAGAATGAGTGCTTCCATAGATGAACGTTCCGTTCCGAGTCGGCTTACTTCCGTCTACATTCGCAATTCGCAAATAGCAGATGAACGTTAGGGACTTATTATATTCCCTTGTACGTTATATAGTCAATTTTTTTTGTTATTTTTGTTACAATTTTAGAGTTTAAATCCACTAAAAGAATCTTTTGTAATATCCTGCTTAATGCCACCAACCACATAAGATTCTACTTCCGTTTCCTGTGGAGCAACTTGAAGTCCCTTAGAGGAAATCCAATGCTCAGTCCAAGGAAGTGGATTATTCTTTGCAGAAATATCATAGAGTGGTTTAAGTCCAATTGCTTTCATACGACGATTCGCAACCCATTCAACATAACTCCAAAGAAGTTTATCGTTTAGACCAATCATAGAACCATCTTTGAACAGATACTCTGCCCACCTCTTTTCCTCATTTACACAATTCTCAAAGGCACCTCTTACCCATTCCTCTTCTTCTTTAGCAATTTGTTGCATTTCTGGATCATCCCCTTCACGCCACTTATTGAGGATGTTTTGAGTAATAACAAGGTGCTGATTTTCGTCTCTTGCGATGAGAGAGATAATTTTAGCGGATCCTTCCATAAGTTTGAGTTCACCAAACGCAAAGCTGCAAGCGAACGAGACATAAAACCTGATACCTTCGAGAATGTTGACATTTGCAATTGCACGATAAAGTTTTCTTTTTAGTTCATATCTTTGTTCTTTTGCAGTTCCAACACCTTCTTGTGCGTGAACCCAAAGATTTGAGTTTCCATAAAGTTGTGCGGAATTAATAAAGTCATCATAAGCACCAGTAACTGATGATGCTCTTTCTAAAATCTTTTCATTATTTAAAATGGAATCAAAAACTTCTGTTGGATCAGAATAAACATTCTTAATAATGTATGTATAGGAACGACTATGGATCATCTCCATAAACTCCCAAACCTTCATACAGGCTTCCAATTCTGGAAGTGAACAGTAAGGTGCAAATGCCATCCCTGGACCACGACCTTGAACTGAATCCAAAAGAATTTGATACTTCAAATTAGAAGTGAAGATATGTTTTTGTTCTGGACGAAGAGTTTGATAATCCGAACGATCTTTCTGCAAAGAAACTTCTTCAGGTCTCCAGAAATATCCTAACTGTTGTTGAGTTAATTTATCAAAGACAGGATACTTATAAGAATCATATCTTTGAACTCCAAGAGGAGCACCAAAAAACATAGGTTGCTTTTTGGCATCTACCTCTTGAGTATTAAATACGGTCATTCCTTGAATCATTTTTTCTTTCTCTGCAGTGATTCTAAATTTTACAGGATTCACAGTCGTCTTCCCCCCCCTCTAAAAGTTCTTTAACCAAATCGTCAATATTAGTTTTTTCCTCCTTAATTTCGTCGGTCTTATTGTCATATGTATTTTGATAATATGCCGTCTTATGCCCAAGTTTAAAACAAGTAAGCATATCTTGTGCCATTACGCTAACAGGAACTTCATTATTGGCATAATTTTCTGGATTATACGACCAGTTTCCAGAAATTGCTTGATCGAAGAATTTCTGCATAACTGCAACAATATTAATATAACCACGATTGCTAGGCATATCCCAAAGCAACGTATAGTTGTTTTTAAGATGTTGATATTGAGGAACAATTTGTTTGAGAGGACCTTTTTTAGATTTCTTAATTGATAAAAATCCACGAGGTGGTTCGATGCCGTTTGTGGCATTGGAGACGACAGAACTGGATTCAGATGGCATCTGTGCTGTAAGAGTGGAGTGCCTGAGACCAAACTCTTTGATTGATTGCCTTAACGATTCCCAATCGTGATGAAGAGGAACAGAAGAAACTTCATCCACATCTTTCTTGTAAGTGTCAATTGGAAGAATACCTTGCGAATACTTAGTGCGATTAAAATATTCACAGGCACCCTTTTCTTTAGCAACTTCATTTGATGCTTTTAGAAGGAAATATTGGAACGATTCAGACAATTGATGAACCGCATCCCAAGCTTCTTGAGTATCGTAATTAAAACCAAGTTTAGCAAGATAGTGTGCCAAACCAATATACCCAACACCCAAAGATCTACGTGCTTTGGTTCCAATCTCTGCAGCAACTACAGGATAGTTTTGATAATCAATCAATTCTTCCAAACCACGAACAGAAAGATTACAAAGATCTTCAAATTCATCATCAGACTTTACTTTGCCAACATTAACAGCAGAAAGAATACAAAGTGCAATCTCCCCATTGGGATCATCAATGTGTTGAAGTGGTTTTGTTGGAAGAGTAATTTCCTGGCAATTATGGACTAGAATATCATTTGCGAAGAAATTATGAGTTCCTTCTACTGTAATATCATAAACTGGGATTTCTTCTTCAAGATATTCAATCTTTAGCATTTTTTTCTCCTATTTTGTTCTAAAAGTTGTTTAGCAAGTTTTCTTTGAGTTTCGTCTCTATAATAAGGATTATACACCAATCCAGTTTGTTCTTCAATAGATTTATAAAAGTTTTGATGGTTTCCGTCAAATCTATTTTTGGAGAAATGTTTTGGAAACTTAATATTTAATTCACTAAGAGCAAACTCAACTATTCTTTTCCTTCCACCAATAAATCCATATTTTTTAGCAAACTTTACACCTACTTCTATGAGTTCCTCATCAGTGTATCCAGAATAGTTTGGATTATTGTAACCAATAGTTCTTATGGAAATACCATTTCTCCACTCTTCCTGAACCTCCTGTGAGCATCTTGGAAGCATCCATCCACCAGTTCCCCCCGAAGTAGCATTATAACCTTTAGTATCACTTTCAAAGAGTTTAATGAAGTGAGTTTCCTTTTCATTAATAAAGTTTTCATCTTCAGTTTGGTAAGTTTCAATCACAGATAAGTCCCAACAATCTTCCCCATATTTTCTAATAGCAGAATGAAATCTAAATTTAGAACCATTTCTTGCTGATGATAAATGACGATTCCAACGATGCTCTAATGGATATTCAGATTTTCCTATATAAGACTTTCCGTTTTTCTTATTCGTAATTTTATATACAATATAGGTTTTCATAATAGGAAGTGTAATCTCATAACTATTTATAAAATGTAGAAATTACACTCCCTATCCTATTAGTTAATTACCAACTCATCGGTTTCGGTTAGGTCTTTTGCCACTACATATCCACGATTTTTTGTGAATACTTGATGCTCTGGTGTAACTACAATACTCTTACCACTTTCTTCATCAGTAATTTTCATTACCTTTGCTTTTGGTGATGTTTCGGCAAATGCTGTAATAGGTGCCCATTCTTGTTGATTAGTTTCTATATTATAAGAAAGAACTTCTATTTGAGGAACATCATCACAAAGACATGCAATTATAGCTATCCTATCAGAAAGGTAAATTTCTAAATCTTCAATATGAATTTCAATCTCACAAACTCTCCAATCAGATACTTCACCAATATCATTATAAATGGGTTCTGGATATCTAATTTTGATTTTAGTATCACCAGAAACACAAAGATTACTCATCTCAACCTTATCCATAAAGGATGAGTGAGAGTTGCAGTGGTCGATATTCATAATGTAAATACGACCAGTTTCAGCACGTTCTTTCAGGAGGTCCAAAAAGAGTTCTTGAGCTCCGATAGTCTTTCTAGGAATAGACTCATCTCGTTCGTAACGTACATATAACTCGTCAAAAGCATCAGTTCCAAAAGCATCATACAAACCAGGAACTGCGTGTGGGGAGAAGAGAGAGACCTCTTCATTCTTGATGAATCGTTCATAGAACAGTTTAGAGATTTGGATAGAGTAGTCTAACTTACGAACACGGTTGTCTTCGGTTCCTTTGTTATTTTTTAATACTAGGATGTCTTCGATCTCTTGGTGCCAGATTGGGAAGTGGACAGTTGCTGATCCACCACGGATGCCATTTTGAGTGCAGCATCTGACAGTTGCTTCAAACTTTTTGAGGAATGGGACAACACCTGTGTGCTGAACTTCTCCACCTCTGATTTTAGCGTTGATGCCACGGATTCTACCTGCGTTGATGCCGATTCCCGCCCTTTGTGCAACATATCTGCCGATAGCCATATCAGAACTAAAGATGCTATCGAGGGTGTCATCAACATCAACAAGAACACAGCTAGCAAATTGTCGAAGTGGAGTTCGCACTCCTGCCATGATAGGTGTGGGAATGTTGATTTTGTGTTTGGAGATTGCGTCGTAGTATCGTTTGACATAAGAAATTCTAGTTTCTTTTGGATATCTAGCAAAAATAGTCGCAGAAATCATCATATACATGAACTGTGGAGTTTCATATACTTGCCCAGCACTACGGTCTTGAACAAGATACTTATCAACTACTTGACGAAGACCAGCATAAGTAAATAGATAATCACGGTTATGATTAATATAACCACCAAGACGATTAAGTTCTTCCTCTGTATAGTTAGTCAAGATTTCTGGATCATATACTCCAGCAAGAACACATTTCTTAATATGATCTACAAAAGTAGGATGATCTTGAACTCTTCCATACAAAGATTTTCTCACCGAAAACAGAAGTAGTCTTGCTGCAACAAATTGATAATTTGGATTTTCCAAATCAATCAAATCAGATGCAGAACGAATTAAAATTTCCTGAATTTCTGCTGTTGTAATTCCATCATAGAATTGAATACCAGATTGCATCTCGACCTGTGATGCAGAAACACCAGAGAGGTCCCTACATGCCTCCTCAACCATTAAGTGAAGTTTATTGAGATCAAGAGGTTCATTATCACCACTTCTCTTAATTACCTTTGTACCGTTGCTCATACTCGTTTCCATCCAATAAGTTTTGCTTTTGCTTCTAATCCCATATAAGTATTTTCCTTGATGATTTTTGGGGCATCAATTCCTGAAAGGATCATATCATTAATATCCTTTTCTTTCAAGTCATTCGGCCAAATGACGATTGGAAATCGCATTTGTATTGCTTTTTCCATTCTATCTACGATCTGTTTATTTCGTTTTTCATTGTCATACACCATTACAAATTCTGTTGCAAAGTTGGATATGAAAAACATTTTATCGATGTCTGCACCAACCATAGCAATTGAATTATCCAAAAACATACTATCAATTGGTCCTTCAACAACATAAACAATTTTGTCGTAGTCTGGTTTATCCAAATTGTAAATTTTTGGATGTGTATCATCAAGAATAATTGTAATGTATTTCACCTTTGATTTTTTATTTAAACTACGACCTTGAAATCCAAATATTTCTCCTTTATTGATTAAAGGAATAATAATTCGTGGTTCGTCCCGTTCTACTTTATCAAAGGTGTGTTTTTGCGTGTTGGTCCATTCTTTAAACTTTTCACAGAAATACAATTCACACAGATAGTTGTTAGGTATTTTTCTATCTTCTAAGTATTTTCTTGCAGAATGTTCTTTATTTAGTTCTGCGATGGTAGGCAGGTCAAATGCCTTTTTTGAAAAATTTGGTTTCTCAAACTTAAACTCTGGGTTCTTTGTTTGAGACCTTTTTCCAGTAGTTCCTTCTTTATATCTTTCCATCACATACTGGTCGTAAAGAACAACATCTAAGTCTTTGAGAAAGTTTGTAAATGTTCTAGAAGTTCCACAATTATGACACTTAAAATTATGGTCGTTCTTTAATTGGTAAATATATCCTCTTGCCTTACTCTTTGTCCTTTGACTGTCACCGCAGTAAGGGCACCGAAAGTTATAAAGACCTTCTTTTTTCTTAGCAAACTTATCCAGTCGGGAAGATACCAGCCCGATGTATTTGGAATCAACAAAACTCATTACAAAAAAGAATATTACTTCGTTCTCTCTATGCTACTTGAATTATGATGTGTTGTCAAGAGATTTAATGCGGGTGGGGCAAATTTAATGAAGATGGCAACTACTGCTAAACCACCCAGTACTTGCCATCTAAATTTTGAAATACTTTCTACCTTTTCTTCTACTTTCCCTATTCTTTCACCCAACTTTTCACTTATTTGTTCGTGTTGTTCTTTTGATGATACTTTAATATCTTCAATCATCTTTACAATAATATTGTCTGTTCTATTGCACTGCTCAATCTTTTCATTATGAATGGCAAGCATTTGACTGATATTTTGACTCGTTTCTCCTATCTTCTGAATCGCAGTATCAATGCGTTCCATCATCTGCTCGTATACATTTATTCTCTCCTCAAGGAGAGCTATTTTTGTTTCGGTAGATGATTGTTGAAACATTTTTTTAATTATTTTTGAGG